CATTTGAGAAAAAGAGAGCAAATGATCGAAAAGACTGGTTAAATAATTATGATGCAAGTAATATTATAGAAAATAACGAAACACAAATATCTTATACGGATTTCGTTAATAAAGATCTGATTCATTTTTCAAATTACGACAATCATCGATCTATACCTGCATTGGATGGTTTCAAGCCATCACAAAGAAAGGTTATATTTGGCAGTTTCAAAAAGAAAATAGATAAAAATGAGATTAAAGTTTCGCGATTAAGTAGTTATATATCTGAGCAAACGGCGTATCATCATGGTGAAGAAAGTTTGAACGGAACTATTGTTGGTCTTGCTCAAAATTTTGTTGGATCTAATAATTTAAATCTCCTTTTACCAAACGGTGGTTTTGGTACTAGACGCGAAGGTGGTAAAGATTTTGCTAGTCCAAGATATATTTTCACTCAATTGAACAAATTATCATTGAGGATTTTCAGACAAGAAGATGAATATGTATTGAGATATTTAGAAGACGATGGTGATTCGATTGAGCCATATATGTATGCACCAATCGTACCATATATATTAATTAATGGTTCAGAAGGTATAGGAACTGGTTACAGTACTAACATTCCTTGTTTCAATCCATTAAAAATAGTGGAATATTTAAAATGTATGATGGATGACGAAGATTTGCCAAAAATATATCCTTGGTATAAAAATTTCAAAGGAAAAATAACAAAATTAAATAACAATGTTTACGAATCAACTGGTTGTTATGAAATTAAAGGATCTAAGACATTAGTTATAACTGAATTGCCAGTTGGATCTTGGACACAAAAATACAGAGAAATGTTGGATGATTTAGTAATCGACGATCCAAAAAAAATATTAAAAGGGCAAATACTTCAAAAATACGAAGACAACAGTACAAATCAAGACATTCATATAACATTACATTTTATACATGATGGATTACAGAAACTTATTAAATCGAATGGAATAGTAAATGTATTGAAATTGAAAAAGCGTATATCATTGACAAATATGAATATGTTTGATCCTTCTGGAAAAATTGTTCATTATGAAAATGTACGAGAAATATTTGATGAATTTTACGGATATAGAATCGATATGTATAAAAAGAGAAAAGAATATTATATTAGATTATTAGAAAATGAACTGCTAATACGTAAATATAAAATGATGTATATCCAAAAAATTATTGATGAGGAAATAATATTAGCGAAAAAATCGAAAGAATATGTACTACAAAGATGTGAAGATTTAGAATTCCCAAAATTATCTTATGATATTGATGCTAAAGAAGAAGATAAGAGTTATGATTATCTGTCTAGACTATTACTATTTTCATTAACCTCAGAGAAAATAGCTGAATTGCAAAAAGAACGTGACGATAAAGAAAAAGAATTATCTGATTATAAAAAGAAGACTGTTGAAGAAATTTGGAAAGGAGAACTTGACGAATTTGTTGGAGAATATAATGTATGGCTGAATGAAGAAAAAAATAATGCTAAAAATTTAAAAAAGAAAAGTAAAAAAAGTAAGAAAAGTGGTACAAGTAAGAAAAGTAAAATCAAAAAGAAAAACATATAATTTTGTTTAGTAATTATTAAAAATATTATTTTATTAATAAAATAATATTTGCTATTTAGTATGTATTTTTTTGTTTTTCCATTTCGGTTCTGGCAATTGCATCGTATTGTTTTTCTTTATAAATATGTTCAAATACAGAATCTTGTTTTTTACGTTGACCTTCCATTTCCAATATACGTTTTTTTTGTTCGTCTTTTTTCATTTTATTTTGTTCCGGAGCTGTAAAAATAATACTTTGCGCTTTTTGACTTGCATCGACGAAATTATGAGGGTGTGATCCATCTTCTTTTGTATATGCATATCCATCTGAGAATCCAATCATTTCTTTTGTGCAATCCAAAGGTCCAGTTTGTTGTCCCATATTTGCCATCATATAATATATATTTTTTTGATTTTGCTCGACAACTTTCATTTTATTTAGATGTTTCATAGAACTTGTCCATAGAAATGCATTTTTTCCAACAAGTGGATATTTTATTGTTTTTACTATCATTGTTGGGACTTTATTTATTTCAGGCGGTATTTGGTTAGTACCAAGTTTATCATCTACACAAATCAATCTAAAGTACATTAGCAAATTTTCATTTTTCAGTAATCTTATTAAGGAAATAGAATCGCTACATTTTCTGCTAAAAAAAAGCAAATTATATGTGTATTTACTTGGTCCGTTATTAGCGTTCATTTAATTTATTATGATATTTTTTTATTTTTTTTACAACGCATTTATAATAATAATAACAAAAAAATTGATAAATATAGATTATTACTTAAATATTTATATCTTTTGTATTAATAAGTTTATACAATAATGTCATCACTGGATATAAAAATAGAGGAAATCAAATATGCTGAAAAAAAGAATGTTCAATCAAGTCGTCTTGTTTTAAAATTTTCCGGTAAAAATATTAACACAAGTGTTATTAACGCTTTGAGGCGAATAGCTTTAGCATCAATCCCAACATATGCTTTCTGCAATGATTCCATAACAATAGAAAAATCGCTAGCCGCAATTAATGATGATATGCTTAGATTAAGATTATCGAATATGCCGATATATGATATATTACCTTCAATATATTATCTTTCAAAAGATTTTTGGGATGAAACAAAGGTTGACTATTCTGATATCACAAGAGAAAAACATATTGATGATAATATTTTAATTGAAATGTATTTGAAAAAAGATAATACGACAAATGATATTATTGATGTTACAACAAATGATGCCGAAATATATGTTGACGGTGATAAAAAAGATATGTACGATATGGATTTTCCTTCTCTTATTTTAAGATTAAGACCAAAAGATATGATAAGTTTAAGAGCTGTTGGTGTACTCAGTGTTGGAAGTCGTAACGATATTTGGTCAGCTTGTTCAAATTGTTATTACGAACAACCTGTTTTAACTAAAGGAAAAGAAGAAAAAGACGATATATTGGATCCAAACAAATTTATATTTACTATTAAATCTCAAGGTCAAATGACAGAATACGAAATATTAAAAAGATCGTGTTTGCATCTCATTAAAAAATTGGAATTATTGGAAGTAAGTATTAAAAAGGAATATAGTATACCAGAAAACAAAGGTAAAAAATTCTCTATTATTAAATTAATAAATGAAGATCATACCATAGGAAATGTGTTGAGTGTTATAATACAAGATAACCCAAAAGTGTTATTTGCCGGATACAGTAAACCAGATTTACTCGAAGAGATTATAAAAATTAAGATAAGAACCAAAACTGGAGACTCACTTGATCCTCTTTATGAAGCAATATCTGATGCAAAAAGTATATTTAAAAATATACATGATAAATTAAATGGGTTTAAATCAAAAAAGAAATCTAAATAAATGTTTTTTATAAATTGTTATTTATGTTGCTTATGGAAACATAAGTTGTGTTTGTCTGTAAATTGATTTATTTTCGAAATTTATGTAATATCCCATAGATGGCAAACAAGATAATTTATAAAATCTATCAAACAGTAATTGTCTTAGGACAAACGGTTCGCTTGATTTTAACATATTGAAAATCTCATTAAATTGTATAGGTGTCTTATCTGTTTCCTTTCTAGCAAGATATATTCCATGCATTTTATACAAAGTCGTTTTGTATGTTGGTGTTAACACGTCGTAAATTTCTTTATTTCTTTTTATCGAAGGATGTATTACATGATACAAATATTTTAACTCTGACGCCAAACATTGAATTGTTCCAGTTATTCTGTTAATCGTTTGACTTTCTAGATGAGAAGGTACAAAATATTGCAGAAAATCTTTTAATTTATCAGTTTGATATAATTCCATATAACATTGAAATATATTACTGTTGTTTGGTTTCATCTTTTGTATTTTCTGATAAATTTCAGTTTGAAGTTTTAAAATTTTGAACGGTGATTTGAATTTTTCTCCAGTAAATGCCAATAGTACAAATCCCTCGGATGTTATATGTTTGTCTTGAATATTTTGAGCATTTAGTTTTACTATTTCTTCCTCAACATTTTCCAATTTTTCAAAATCAATTGTGTCAATTGTTTTTACAGTTTCATTAATTTTGTGATCAACAAGATTTAGTGTTCCTTTTTCCATAGTATTTATGTGAATAATTTCAGAATATTTGTTTCCAAATTCTGTATATCTTATAATGTTTTTGTTTTTGTGGTGTACCAAAACAAAAGAGTAACTATAATTCTTATCCAAATCTTCGAAAGTAAATTTTCCTTCGATTGATTTTGTAAACATGTCGTAATAAGACAACCCTTGAATCCAAGTGGATGATTTTGCATCAATACATCTTCGCGTAGTGATATACCATTTGTCCAAATGACTGAATACAACAATTAGAGTACCTTCATAGCATTTTTGAACAGCTACTTTTTCCCAAGATACATCTTTGATATATTCTTTCGCATCATCATTGTACAAAATTTCATTAAATTGACTTGAAATTGGTAACAGAGTTTTGTTGTCTAGTATAATACATCTGGTATTTTTTTCTAACGAATCGATCTTTGGATCTCTGCTGAGATCGTAATCGATAGTTGGTTGATAATACACTAATATTAAATCTTCGTTCTCTTTGATTCCGAAACGATATACTCGTTTTTGCTCGCCATCACTATCTTCTTTTGTTTTTAATAATTCGTTTTTGAAGCATTCCAGAATATCGATACCCTCATTGGCCTCTTTTAATTCGTTAATAAGATCTGTTAGTGAATAATCCATGTATTTGATATATTCTATTTGACCTTAAACAGGATTATAAGTCTAAATATCAATTTTTCTTGCTTTCATAAATAACTATAGAAGTGATTATTCATTATAGGACTTGAATATAAGAAATAAATTTCTTTAATATTTTTGTTTATTATGATTTTGGAAAGTATATAATTATATTAACATTTTCTAAGCATATAATATACATTTTACTGATGTACTTGAATAAAATAGATGAATTTATCGATAAACTAATGGATGACTTTTACAAATCAACCAACAAACAAATTGTTGGTTTCTCAAAAGTAGAATCTTTATTAGAATCAATAAAGACTATAAGCAGTACAATACACAAATATATGAATGGTATTGATATGAAGGAAATCAAAAAAATAATTAACAATAGAAGTAATTTGATTGAAATCTTTGCAATTTTCAAAACTTATTTGGCATATTATCTGTTCTTAAACATTGGGCAAAATTACAAAAAGGGATCAAAAGAATTTATATCTGCATACTTTAGTGTATACAACAATCGTAAAGATATCGATTTTGATCCAAAAGATTTTTTCGTGGAAGACAACAATGCGAAAATAGTTAAATACACAAACATCATCCAACAAATTATAAAAATAATGTCATCTTCTCAAACAGAAATTAGTGATATTATAAATAATGAAGAATATGAAGAAACAAAAACATTTTTGAATAGTTTAGGTAAAAGTTTTGTTGATTCTCATTTTTCGTCGGATAATTTATCAAAAAATAAAAGTATCCAATTGCATAATATTGTTAAAACTTTATTATTGCGAGAATTATATTTCAAAAAAGATAGAAAAAGAGTGTTTGAAATATTGGATGCTGTAGAAGTTGATAAAAATACATACACATATATCGAAATAGTTATCCCGAAAACAACAAAACTCGATTTAATATCTGTCGAAAATGTTTTGCCTGTTGATCAAAAAAGATATGCAAAAGAATATTATAATTTTTTGCAAGAAAATACATTTGATAAGGATGAAAAAACAATGACAATTAATGACAAACTAACTCATTTGGTAAAATCGAAAATAATATTACCTATTGTAGATGATTTTTTACTTTATCATAAAGATTCTGAAAAATATGAAAAATTTCAAAGTGAAAGTGTACAGATAAATAAAAAAAAGGAAGATACGAAAATCAAATATATCATTAATAAAATAGATATGGTTTCAGATTTTTATTCCGATAAACTAGATAAAAATAAACAACTAAAAGAAAAAACGTTAAAAATATTTTACAAACCTTTGCAGGACAGACGAGCTATTTTAATTAATGAAATGGAGGAAATAAGGATATTAAATAAATTATGGAATTTAGGACGTAAAACTTTAGAAGGTCATGAATATTATTTAGATTTATTAAATTATAGATTATACCCGTATCAACCATTTAGAGATTTTAAAACTGATGGATTTGTATACGTTCCAGATAGAACAATTGATGCAATAAGATATATATCATTCAATGATCATACGAAGAAAAATATTCCGATACAATACAGAATTGGTAGTCAAGATATGACATTAAATATTGTTGGATTATATTTGTCCTTATCTGATTATCCATATCAATGCTTGCGATCACAACA